CCGAAACTGTTCCAACCGCACCAATACGTGCGACTGCGCGTCGTGAAGTTGCATTGCCTACAGCGGTCGAGTACATGTCAGCATTTATTGCTGGCGGTTCTGCATGGCACCAAATGTCAGAAGCACTTCGTGCAGCTGCACCTGACATCGTCACAACCGACACACCCGGTATCTTGCCGACACCAATTGTTCAGCCTGTTTACAACAACTTCATTGGACGTCGTCCAGTAGTTGACGCAATCGGCGTTCGTGCAATGCCTGCAGGCGGAAAAATCTTTATCCGCCCAGAGGTCACCACCCACACAAGCATCGGTGCATCCATTGCTGAGCAGTCACCCACCGCTGGCACTCTTGTTGTTTTCAACAACCAAGTAACAAAGCAAATTTTTGGCGGATATGTAAACATCTCCGAGGCTGACATTGACTGGACTGACCCAAGCATTTTGCAGGTGGTTCTTGACGACATGGGCCGTATCTACGCAAACGCCACAGACAATTACGCCGCTGACCAGTTGGTCGCTGGCGCAACTGTCACACAGGCGTTCGCCCTTGCAGACGTGGCTAAGCCTGAAGTGTGGAGCGCAGAAATCGCAGAGGCAGCATCAACAATCTTGAGCTCTTCGAACGGCAACCTGCCTACTCACCTCTTCGTTTCTCCAGACCGCTGGCGCAACCTCATCGCACTTGCCGATACCTCTAACCGTCCGTTGTTCCCACAGGTGGGGCCAATGAACGCATACGGCAACCTCGGTGTAAACGAGTACGGCGGCAACGCTTTCGGCTTGTCAGTTGTTGTTGACCGTAACTTCGCATCGGGTACCGCCATTGTCGGTGACGCATCGGGTTACGAACTCTTCGAACAGCAGAAGGGCACGATGAGCATCGAGTCACCATCGACACTGTCGCGCACAATCGCTCTTCGCGGTTACTTTGCAGCGTTGATGATTGACGAGACAAAGTTCGTCAAGTTTACTTTCGCGTAAACACTAGGTAGTCGGGAAAGGGTCTGTTATGGCAGTAGCACAAGTTACGCACACACGCAGGGTGGATAACACCTGTGCCATACAGACCCTGAACCTGCTTGAAGTGGAACCCGGCGACACCGTAACGGTCGCTGGTGTACACGGCAACTTTGACGGCACCTACACGGTGTTATCTATTGAGCCGTACGCATTGGCCTATAAGGACGATGAGGGTTATCTAGTTTTTGACTATGACGTACCTAAGCCGAACCAGATCATCTATGCCCATAACGGCGATGACGAGGAGTACATGGCACGCTCAGGGACGGTCACCTATACGGTGTCGGTTACTTGGACTACTTCGGCGCTTGTGCTTTCGTGGCTTGGTATTGATGTGGCAACCGCTAACGACACGGCTTTTGTGGCTAAGTGTGTAAGCGCCAGTAACGCGTTCTGTTATCGGAAACGCCGTGAGGCGGGCTATGCGCTTGATTCAACAAGCACTGTCCCCAGTGCCGATGTCGAACTGGGTGCCACGATGTATGCAGCAACGCTTTACCGTGAACGCGGAACTAGCGGTGACTCTTACGGTGGCTTTGACGGTATGGGCAACCTGCCTATGCCAGTGACGCTCCACCGCATTATGCAGCTGCTCGGTTGTGGCAGGGCACAGGTTGCCTAATGGCTGCATCGGGCATTCTTGTTGACGCTGTTAACGCTGTAAAGACAGCACTTACAGCTCTCAACCTTGTCCCCATCACTGACCCTCGTAACGCCCGCCCCATGTCCGTCCTGATCCAGTTGCCAACCGTGACAGCGTTTACATACAACGTGGGCGACATTCGACTTACTCTCAGCGTTCTTGCACCGCCACCTGGTAACCAAGACGCAGGCGATTACTTGATGACTATCGCCGACCAAATTATGAACTCATCAATCGCAGTCACGGATCTTCGTCCGGGGCTCGTATCAGTAGGGGGGCAAGACTTGCCTTCCTATGACTTAACCGTTGCCGTAGCCGTACGGCGCAACTAACCAAAAGGAGCCCTCATGGCTACAACAACATTCCTTAGCAATGCCACGATTAACATCACGCAGGGCGCAACCACCACAGACCTCAGCGATCAGGCAAACGCCGTCTCGGTGATGATCGGTGTTGACTCACTTGAGTCCACCGCTTTCGGCGACACAGGACACCGCTTCACAGCTGGACTGCAAAACGTTGAAGTTTCAATGACTCTGTTTCTCAGCTATGGCGCTTCAGAAGTCGAGGCAATCCTGGCTTCCTGCGTGGGCACAGGCACAACCGTTCTCACCATCTCGCCATCAGGCACCACCGAAGGCCCAGCGAACCCTGAGTACGTCATCACAAACTGCATGCTTGCTGACTTCACCCCAATCAACTCAACCGTGGGCGAACTTGCCACCGTTGAGGTCACCTTCACAGGTGGCACTTGGGTTCGCGACATCGTCTAAACCGTAAACCTTCAGGAGAAACAACATGAAGATCACACTCGCAGTCGAGCAGACTGACGGCCTCACATATCAGGTCACCACCAATCTGTTCTCCATTGTGGCACTAGAGAGAAAGTTCAAGATTCGCGCTTCAGAACTTTCCTCTGGTGTCGCAATGGAACACCTTGCCTTCCTCGCCTTTGAAGGCGCAAAGCAAAACGGCATCACCGTCCCAGCAGTCTTTGATGATTACATCAAGCGCCTTGTGTCCGTTGACGTTGTAGGTGAGGACGCTGCAAACCCTACGGACGAGGCAGTTACCTCCGAACCATCTGCGAGTTAGCAGTTGAGACGGGTTTCTGGCCTCACCAAATCCCATTCGACACAGAAGAGCTGCACACCATGTTGGATGTGCTGAAGCAGAGAGCAAAGGAGAGTAAACGTGGCCGCTGAGTTTGGCATGGAAGTCGTTGGTCTCAAAGAGGCTCTCAAAGAATTGAATCAGATTGACAAAAAGCTTCGTAGGCAAGTCACAAAGGACTTCAAAGAGATTGTGCAACCTGTGATCCAGGAGGCGTATTCGCGTTTACCTGTTGAGCCTCCGTTGTCGGGTATGAAGTATTCGTGGAAGGGCAAGTCCGGCAAAGAAATTATGCACTGGCAGTCCATGATGGTTCGCAAGAATCTCAAAGCGTTTACATCAGGCAAGAAGATTCGCGACACGGGTCTAGGCTTCAAACAGAACGTGGGCGTGTTCGGCATTCGTTGGGGTGGTACTCAGGCCACCATTTTTGACATGGCTCGCAAGGGTGACTTGTCGCAACAGTTAGACCGCCGATTCGGTCAGCCTTCTCGAGTGCTTTACCGTGCTTACGAAGTGAAGCAACCTGAGGTTGAAGGCCAGTTGAAAGACTTGGTGTCGAAAGTGATGCGTTCCGTTGGACGCGGTGGGAATATATAACCATGTCTGTTGTACTTAACATTTTTAGCCAATTTGATTCTTCAGGAGTTGAGAAGGCTAAGAAGGAGTTTGCACAGCTTGACGGTGCAGCTGCTAAAACCAAGTTTGCTTTTAAAAAAGCTTTGCTTCCTGCGACTGCTGCGGTTGGTGCTTTGGGTGCTGCGTTGTTTGATGCTGGCAAGGGCGCTATGGAGGACGCTGCCGCACAGGAACTTCTTACTAAGGCGCTAAAGAACAACACGACCGCTACGGATGCACAGATTGCAGCTAATGAGGATTGGATCAGTACTCAGGGCAAATTGCTTGGTGTCACTGACGATGAACTTCGCCCGGCTATAGCGAAACTTGCCACCCAAACGGGTGACCTCAAAAAAGCACAAGAGGGCGCTTCGCTGGCAATGGACATTGCTGCAGCCACTGGAAAGCCTCTCTCAGCGGTCACAGACGCTCTTGCGAAGGCGTATGGCGGTAACACCAAGGCGCTGGCAAAGTTAGACCCCAAACTCAAGGATCTGGTCAAAGAGGGCCTTGACGCTGAGGGCGCTATGAGTGTGCTGGCCGATACTTTCGGCGGTGCTGCAACTACCAAGGCTGGCACGGCTGAGGGACAGTTTCAGCGCCTAAAGGTTTCACTTGACGAAACTAAGGAAAGCATTGGCGCTGCTTTGTTGCCAATCATCGAAAAGGTGTTGCCTTTCCTCGCAAAGATGGGTGACTGGGCTTCTAAGAACACTGCAGCATTCCTCATTGTTGCTGGGGTAATTGGTGGTATTGCTGCTGCGATTGTTTTGGTAAACGGCGCAATAGCAATTTGGACAGCTGCGACTACAGCGTTTACAGCGGTGCAGGCAGCCTTTAACGCAGTGATGGCTTTAAACCCAATCGTGCTAACCGTTGTCGCTATCGGTCTGCTTATTGCTGCACTGGTCGCTGCCTATTACAAGTTTGAAGGATTCCGCAAGATTGTCGACTCTGTCTTCAAGTTCATCGGCAATGCCGTCTCAGGATCAATAGACCTAATTAAGAGCTACTTCACCGGTGTCCTTGGTTTTTACAAGGCAATGTTTAATGGCATCGCTTCGCTGTGGAATAACACGTTCGGCAAGTTGTCTTTCAAGATTCCTTCGTTTGTGCCGGGCATCGGTGGGAAAGGCTTTGATGTGCCGAACATCCCGATGCTCGCTGAGGGTGGCATTGTAAACAAAGCAACTCTTGCGGTAATTGGCGAGGCTGGCCCTGAGGCTGTTGTGCCTTTGTCTCGCGCTGGCGAGTTCGGTATGGGTGGCGGTAACAACGTCACCATCCACGTCAACGGCGGCGACCCTCAAGCCGTGGTGGACGCGCTACGCAAGTTCTACCGTCAGAACGGCCCTATCCCTGTAGGCGTGTCTTACTAATGGCAGTAGCAGAGAAGATTGTTGTTACCGCTGAACGGATTACTGGCACGACTGTTGCCATCAGCAATATCCAAGGATTTACGCTCAACAGTGGTCGGAACAACATTGACGACAACTACCGCGCTGGTCGTGGTGTCTTGTCGGGTCGTGTCCCTTCCAGCCTGCCCACATTGGTCATTGACGACTATGTGCGCGTAACGGTTTCTTTGTCCAACACTTCGGGCGGTCTCGGCTCTATTAGTTACGAACTACGAGTCACCGATGTGCAAATCGAATATGGCACCATCCCTGCCGAAGACACCTGGACAATCCAACTTGAAGACGCTTTTGGTTTGCTGGGTCGTGCCCTTGTTTCGTTGTCTGTTACCGATGGCACTTTGACAACTAGCGCGGCAGAGGACGTTGTGGATCAGGTTCCTGATGCTTCGTTCTTCACTGTTGGAACGGCTACCACCACTAAAACCAACGCTGCAACTTTTGACAACGGCAACGCGCTGGACGCTTTCCAAACCTATGCCAATACTGAGTGGGCTTATGTTTTGGCTAACGGTAACGGCATCCGCTGGTTTGCCCGTAACGCTTGGGTCGACAACGCACAGGTGGTCGCTTTCGCTGATGACGGCACAGGCTTAAAGTTTCAAACTTTGGCTTTCAACACTTTGTCAGAGGCAACCGCTGACCGTGTGGTTATCAACGTGCGCGGTGGCAGTCCAGCTGTGGCTGGCACTGGTGCGATTGGTTTAGATCTGGACTCTTACAGTCAAACCGCTGGCGATGCTTTGAACCTTGCTGAGTATGTGCTGGCTGTGTTTTCTAGCACTGAACCAAGGCCGTTCCAGTTGTCGTATTTGTTGAACTATCAAGAGGCGACTGACTTACTTGTGCCGATAGATCCGAACTACCCGAAGCAAGTTGAGTTGGACTTTCGTGGTGGTGTTTACACTGCTTTTGTTTTGGGTTTTACTTTGTCGGTTACGCCTGAGGCTTGCCGGGCGACTTTGAATTTGTTGCCTTCTCAGTCGGTGCAGTTTCTTATTCTTGATGATGCCGTGTTCGGTAAACTTGACGAGAATAAATTGGGCTTTTAGGAGGCTTTATGACTTATCCATCATTCTCTGTGGGCGAGGTTCTTCGCGCTCAGGACATGAACGCTGTGGGCCTTTGGCTTGTTAAGTCGCAGGCTGTGGGCACTGGCGTTACTAGCGTCAACGTCACAAGTGCTTTCAGCGCCGACTACGACGCATACAAAATTGTCGCTCGAGGTGTTCAAAGCACAGGCGTAGGAAACAGTCTCCAATTTCAACTAAATGGTCTAACGACTGGTTATTACGCAAACATTATTTACACCACATGGGCAAGCGCATCAATTCTTGCTGCAACTGACAACAACACAACCCTGTGGAGTTTTGCTGGCAGTTTCTCTACTGACGGTCTTGTGCTTGACCTTGACCTAATCAATCCGTTTTTGGCTCGACCTACAACGCTTAATAACGGCTCATACGCCTCACACCTTGGCGGCGTTATCAACGGTAAACAAGCATCCTCTAGTTCAGTAACAGGTTTCACAATTTCAACGCCAGCAGGCACAATGACTGGTGGCTCAATCA